TTCCATATGGAATCGGTCCTTCCTTGGTAAGACTCGTAGTCGTTCACCTTCTTTGGTGAGCCTACCGGTCCGGCCGGGGGGGTGTCATACCACTCCACCCATCGATCGTAAAGATACCCAGCGAGTTTTCTCTGGGATCCTGTGACCAGGATGGTGTGTGGCTGTTGGAGATCTGGGTTAGTCGTGATACAAGTGCCTGGCGGTGGGTGAAGACCCAAACCACCAAGCTCTGGGGATACAAAATAATTTAGCTGCACACCTCGGTGGCTGCTTACGTCTTGCATCGCTAGTTTGTTGATCGCTAAAAACCGTTGCGAAGCCCTCTTAGGGCTGAGTGCACCGTCGACACAAGGATTGTGAAGAAGGTACACTGGTTTCGCAAGCTCATCCTCTCTTGCCCCAACTTTGGACTGCCCATAGAGCAAACCAGTGTTGAAGAAAGGAATCTTTTCAGGGAGTCGCGCTCGTTGAGCCGCGCTGAAAAGCTGTGAATTGATCGTGAAGAACTTCGGGTGTAAGAAGTTCTTCCCGGGCGATGGAACGAAACCAGCCTCATGGAGGGTGGAGTACCAAAGCTGATACCTATCGAACTCGGTTCGAAAGAGTATATCATCACCATTGACTAAGACCTTGAGCTGACGCCAGTTTGTTACTGACGGCTCGATCGTATGCCAATAGTGCGCAAGATTTATAGCACAGAGATGAGGGAAGGATAAAACCGACCCCATCAATTGACCATTTACTTGCATCACAGGAGCAAGATCTCCTCCATCGGGACCACTACCTTTGGGATAATGAATTTCATGTTCATAGAGCACGGAACGCATAACGTTCTTGTACTCTTCGCGTAGACCGAAGTCTAACTTGAGCTCTCCGAGGAGAGTCTCATGCGATATCTTAGTAAGTGCGATCTTGATGAGATCCGTTGCTCCGGAGTAATCTCCAGAGCACCAAAGTCCTGAGGGTGATTTCTCAACCAACCACTCAACGGCACTTAGTGAAGTAACGGGTTCTCCTATCAGTGCAAACTGATTAGAACACTTCAGATGACGATGCATCGACTTCTGAAGTCCACCAGCTAGAGCATATGCAAACGCATTGCCTTTCGTGATGGTCCGGACCTTCAACGGTTCACATACTGGGTATACCTTGGCTTGGCAGCCAGTGTATAGACCTTGGGTAGCATTAGATTTCACTCTCCTTTGCTCACCTCGGACAAGTTCCTCAATGGGGACTGGCGCAAAGCCACGATCCTCCATAAGACCCAGAACGGGGTCATAGGACATTCTCAGTAATTCATCATTTGATGAAAGCCCCTCTCGTGCATGATCGCACAAGAGGTATCCCTTAGCACCACCCTCGTCGCGTCCACTTTCCCAACAAGCGTTGGTACTGTATTCGCGTACGGAGAGTACTCGATCGGTTTTTATACCTTTCCAGA